ATCCAATAACAAGTGCTGGTAAAATTATTGCATCCATTGTTTCAATCTTAGGTATTGGTTTGTTTGCTTTACCAACTGGAATACTTGGTGCTGGCTTCGTTGAAGAAGTCCAAAAATCAAAAAAACATTATGGTCAAAAATATTGTCCACATTGTGGCAAAGAAATAAATGAGAAAAGTGCCTAATCACAACGCCGTTGTGTAAACATTGATATTTTATAATTTTTACTTTAAGTTAAATCAATCAAAAATATTTTTACATTAACTTATTATTCGTTGTTATTTATTTTTATTTTGTAAATAATTTTGTTAGCATAAACCATTAAAACTAGACAACAATGACAAAGACCAAGACAAACAAAAAATTCAAATGTCCCTTATGCGGCTCAATGCTTACAGAAATAAAATATTATGAAATTGTTGGCGTGTGGGACGAAAAAGCCAGAGCTCAAAAAGAAATAAAAAAGGAATTAGCTGAAGCAAAGCGACAACAACAGCTACTCATTGCAAAACAAAAAGCAGAAATGAAAAAGTTTGAACGAGAAAAGCGACTGGCAATTAAAGATGGCATTGAAAAAGGTAAGCAAAAAGAAAAATCAAGAGCTGACAAATTATCTCAACTCGTTCAAAAACAGACAGCGGACTTACAAAATGCACAAAAGAAAATAAGGGAACTTGAAAAACATTTGAAAGAAGGGACAACCCCTCAGACGGCAGGGCTTGATTTTGAAAAGGAACTCGTCAGACAATTACAAAAAGAGTTTCCAAATGATAAAATTGAACATCACGGAAAAGCTGGTGATATTTACCACCGAGTATTTTTCAAATCAAAAGAAATCGGGAGTATTCTTTATGAATGCAAAAAGACCACAAAGTTTAATCCCGAATATGTTCATCAGACCAAGAGAGCCATTTCGATACGCAACGCAACTTATGGCATACTCGTAACTTTTGCGACACGTAAAAACTCACAAGGTTTCTTTGTTGAAAACGACATTATTGTAGTGCATCCCTATGGCACAATTCATATTGCTCAGGTTCTACGCAATGCTTTAATTGAAATGTACTCTTTAAAACTAAATCACAAACAACTTGAAGAACGTTCACAAAATTTAATGAACTTTATCAAAAGTGACGACTTCAAAAATTCTTTAGACAATACAATTTATCGGACACAAGAGCTCGCAAAAATGTTAGTTGCTGAACATAAAGAACATATGAAAACATGGGAAAAAAGATTTCATCATTACAATGGCATTCATACTAACACAAGTCAGTTACAAATTGCGACAAAGAACATTCTGAACGGAATGCCTTTAAATAAAAATTTGATCAAGACAGAAATAAAACAGCTACCTGCCCCCGAGCTTCGTGGACATTAACATAGACGACAAATGGCTGGATCTAACAATAAATTGCCGTAAGCCAGGGTTCGATGCTTCATTGGGCAGAAATGTATAAATTTGTATTGTAAATCATCGTAGTAAAGTTAATACTGAAAATCCCAGCCCTCACAAATCGGCAAACGTTAAAATTTCATCCCCACTATTCATCCCTAATTCGTAATTCCTAATTCCTAATTCTCAATTTTCCATTATACATTCTCCATTTTACATTATACATAAAATCTTTTCATCTCAATTTTTTTCGTTATCAGTTCAAATCTTTCATTGTTTTTATTTCTCGCATAATTCAAAAATTGACTTATCGAATCTACAATATCATCATGTTCGCTATTTGGAAATTCTTCACATTCCATTATTATTTTTTGGATGTCCACCTCTTCATTTAAAAATACTTTCCCATTTTCAATGAGTGGAGTGATTGCGTTCACATAGCTGATTTTATCTTTGTCCTTCTTGATTGCTTTGATTGGTAATCTTGTTTGATATTTTAATTCCTGGATTAAACTTTGTCCCGATGCATGATCCTCGATTAAAATTTCATTTACATGAAATTTTTCTGCATGCTCAATTACTTTTTTCTTGAGCTGTGGGAATTCTAATCGCTCTTGAAAAAGATCGATTAAATAAAAACCATCGTCAGTTATTTGCCACGTCGTGCAGACTGAATAATCATTTTCTTGATTTGTCTTGAATGCGGTATCCCAACTTTGAAAAATTCCAAAGTTCTTTTTGTTTATTAAATCTTCTTTTCTGAAATATTTCCACCAGTTTCTCTTGATTATTCCTTCATAACTTGAATCAATAAATTCACCAAAAATTTCCTGACTCCTTAAGCTTATGTTCATTTCATTCGCAAGTAAGTCAATTTCTTCTTTGTCTAAAAGAGGATTGTCATAAGTTGAAAACTGAAAACTTTTATAATTACTATTGAATTTTTCTTTCTCAAATAATTCATAAAATAAATGCTTTTGACCTTTGTGCATCTTACCTTTTGGAGTTCCTCCAATAATTACTTCAGCTTTGTAATCAATGATCATTGGTTGAATTGTTTCTTCCCATAGTTTCCGATTTTTCAAAACAATTCCCGCTTCATTAATTACAATTAAATTATATCCAAATCCTTCCATGTTCTCAGGCTTATCAACTGAACGAAATACACAATCACTATCAACAACTCTTAAAACATTCTTTATGCTTTTCCATTGCCAGTAATTTTTGTCAAGATCTTTTAAGATTGGTAAAAAATATTTTTCGAAATATCTTTCGATATTTGCATAAATTGTATCCACCCACAGCACTGAAAAATTTCTTCTTTCTAAAATTCTTTGTAATACGTAATTTGCTAATCCTCTTGTCAATCCAAATCTTCTACCTTTCGCAATAACCTTAAATCTTGCTGGATGATTAAATATTTCTTTTTGTTTCCGATGATAAATTATTTCCATGTTATTTATTTTTTTGTTTCAAATCATCAGCTTTGTCAATTGTTCTTATATTTACTTCTATTTTTTGTTTTTCCTCATCTGTCATTTGTAAATAATTTTTCGCTAGGAATATCAACATCACTACATTTCCTTGTAATGCAACTTCAATAATTTTTCTTCTCAATTTAATTTTAAGTTCACTCCTACCTTTTAATAAAAAATTCTCATAATTTCTTACTAATGTATCATCACTAATTCCAAGAAATTCTGCAATTTCCTTATTCGTTGCACCAATCGAAGCCATCTCAGTAATTAATTCTTCAACTTCAATTTTCCTTATTTCTTTTCTTTTTCTACCTCTCATCTTTAATCTCTAATTCCTAATTCCTAATTTTTAATTCCACATTAATAGAATTACTTATTTTTTAGAATTTTTTCTTTTGACTATTGCAAATATAAGTAAATATAATTATTTTGTCATTGAACAATTTTAGGAATTAAAATGGAAAAGTTTAATATATCTGGAGTTATTGGTTTTAACATCACTTCTAAAGATTTATCCGACTTTTTTTTATCAAATCAAGGAAAAGAAATTTATCTCACAATTAATTCGCCAGGTGGAAGTGTTTATGAATCTATCGCAATTTATAATTTAATTAAAAATCATCCAGGTAATGTTACTATCGAAATATTAGGACTTGCCGCTTCTGCAGCTTCTTTTATAACAACCGCAGCAAATAAAGTTTTAATCAATTCAAATTCTGTTTATATGCTTCATAATGCTTGGTTGGTTTCTGTTGGCGACCATAATAAATTGCGTGATGATGCTGACTATATTGAAAAAATTTCAAACCTCCTTGTAACTTCTTATTCAAATAAATCAAAAAAATCTGTTGATGAAATAAAACAATTAATGGATTCCGAGACTTTTCTTTTTGGAAATGAAATTATCGAAAATGGTTTCGCTGATGAATTAATTAATCAAGACGAAAATAAAATTGATGATGCAATAAAATTCACTTTGATTGAAAATGCACAAAATCAATTTTATCAAATTCCAAATAATTTATTCGAAAATGATTTACTAAAAGCTGCAGCTTTAATTAATCACGTCGAAAATAATTCTCAGAAAAAATTATCCGATGAAGATATCAAAGCAATCGAGCAAGTTATTTCTGATGCAAATGACTTTGATGAACCAAGCACAACAAACAAAGAATCAAGCACTACGAACACAGAACCAATTACAAATTCAATTCTAAATGCAATTTCAAATGTTGATGAAACATTAAATCAATTGACAAAAACAATTTATTCATTGAATGAAATTGTAAATGATTCAAAAGTAAATTTATTGTTATTTGAAAATAAATTCACTTCTAATTTACCAGTTGATTTAATTGAAAATATTAATACTGATTTAATTAAATCAAATAAAATTATTCCCGCTCAAGCAAAATTGATCAAAGAATTATTTTATGAAATTCAAAACACAGAAATAAATATTTCAACTTTTGTTGAAAATGTTTTCGATAAATTAATTGCAATTCTTGAACTTAAACCAAATGCAAATCTTTTACAAGAATTTGCAACTAAACCTGAAATTCAAAATCAAGAAGAAGAAACTTTTTCTTTTGCAATCGTTGATCAAAAATCTCGTGAAATACATCGTCAAATTTTACAATTAATGAAAGAAAAAAATATAAGTTACTTAAATGCAGCACAAATGCTATTAACAAATTAAAAAGGAGAACAAATGGACCAATTAGAAAATCTTCGTGTAGTTGATGAAGTCTTAACAAACGTAGCACGTGGCTACACAAATGCAAACTTCATCGGCACAAATTTATTTCCTGTAGTGTCTGTTAAAAAAGAAGGTGGTAAAATTCCACAATTCAATGCTGAAGCTTTTCGAGTTTATAATACCGAAAGAGCAATTCGTGCGAAATCAAATCGTGTTTCTCCAGAAGGTAGAAGTACTATTGATTATGTTTTAACCGAACATGATCTCGAATATCCTATGGATTATCGCGAGATTGAAGAAGATGTTGCTAATCTTGAACTTCATGCAGCAACTGTTGTAGCTGAAGGTATTCAACTTAGACTTGAAAAATTAATTGCTGATCTTTCTCAAGATGCAAATAATTATAATTCAAGTTCAGTTGCTGTTTTGTCTGCTTCTGATAAATTTACTAATGAAACTTCAAATCCATTTTCCGTTATTGAAGCAGCTCGTGAAGCAGTTCGCTCTAAAATCGCTCGCTATCCAAATACAATTGTATTAGGT